GAGCCCCTCCGTGGATTCCGCCCATGAGGGTGTCGTCTGGTCCATGGCGACTCCGGAGCAGATTGCACACATCAAGATCTGTCCCGAGTGTGACGCGGCACTGGGTGGACTCGGCAAGGTGTGCCTGATGCAGAACTGCAAGATCGGCAGCATCTCGAAGGGGATTCGGCGATGACCACAGGTGGGTATCCCGACGCGACGATCAAGCAGATGCGCCAGGATCTTCTGGCGTGGCACAACAAGTACCGCTACCAGCGGGGCAAGCCGTCCATGTCTCTGGACTACGAACTCCAGCGCGGGGCCCAGGCTTACGCCGACTACATGGCGCGCACCGGTAACTACGGTCACTCCAACGTGCTGCAACCCTCTTCCTGGCACGCCTTTGAGAATTACACCGACAGTAAGGGTTGGGGTGGCGGAGAGAACGTAGCCCGGGGAGCGACGACGGTGGCAGCGATCATGGCCACCAGCGGCCGTACCTGGCGAACATCGTGCGGGCACTACTACAACTACATAACCAAGGCGTTCCGTCACATCGGCTTCGGGATCTCCAGGTCCTCGTACGGAGTGTTCTGGTGCGCGCGGATGGGTGGTCCCACCAACAGCTACTGCAAGACGAGCTGTCCGGGCGGCTGCGAGGACCACAACTTTTACAGCAACGACTCCTACAAGCTGCCGTACGGCTGACAGCACTTGACAGAGCTGGTGCGAAACGCTAGCTTATAGATGTCTGGTGTGGTGCTCCTCCGAGAACCCCGCTGATCGTCTGGGACTGGAAAACCCGGCTTTCGGCGGGGTTCTTGTTTTGCGACTATCATTGGTGTGTCCGACCGCCTGATCAGCGGTGCGCTCGCAGAACGTCCCCCTGGGGCATGGCGCTGGACTTCTCCGGTAGGCTGCGGTATCCGGAGATCCTTGCTCCCCGTCGCCCCCTGGGATTGGCGGGGCTTTTTCATGCTTACGCGTCAACGGCTAACATCTAGCTATGCCGTCAGTAAAGAGTCCCCCTTGGGCTCCCCAATCGCTGCTGCCTCTGTCCAGCGGTTCACTGACCCTGCACGCAAAGCCGAACGTGAAGCCTGACGCGAAGCGGTTCGCCAAGAAGGTCAGCCTGACCGCTGCCGCTCAGCGCGTCACCCAGGGCCCGGCGTCCACCAGAATCGACCGCTCGGTGCGCACGTCCCTGGCTTCACGGGGATGGCAGGAGGAGGTCCTCGCCGCAGCCAAGCAGATCGGTGAGCTGCACTACATCGCCTCCACGACCGCCCATGCAGCGTCTCGCGCCTGGATCTATCCGATCGATGCCAAGCCAAAAGCGGACTCAACCCAGCGCGAGACGCCTTATTCGACGCCCAACTCCGACAACGCCCCCGAAGAGGACGGCGCGCCTCCCGGTGCGATCGACGCCGATCTGATCAACCGGATCGCGTTCCTGTGGGTGCTCATCGGTGAGGCGTACGTCATTGAGGTTCCGCGCAAGCGGGGGCGTCCGGGGCCTGGTCAGCCTGAGCGTGAGACCTACGTCTACGCCCCGATGGACATCCGGTTCACCGACAAAACCGTGATCCTGAATGCCGACGCCCAGGGGCGCAACGGCCAGGAGTACAACCTCACCGGAAACGGCGCGGCGAAGGTGACCCGGATCTACCGGCCCGATGCGCGTAACGCTCTTGAGCCGGATTCGGCTGCTCGTTCTGCGCTGCCGGTGCTGCGTCAGATCATGGGCCTGATGATGCACACCGACGCCACGGTGGACAACCGCATGGCGGGTAGCGGCGTCTTCGGGTACCCGATCGATGCCGAGGTGACCAAGCCGAACGGCGAGACGGCATCCAATCTGGGCGAAGCGCTCACCGAAGCGGCGACGGCGTCCATTTCCGACCGTGACAACGCTTCGTCCGTGGCTCCGATCATCGTCGGCATCCCGCCGGGTTCGGACGGCACGATCAAGGACAAGTTGGTCTGGATTTCCCGGCCTGACTCCGGTCTCGACCACTCTGTTGCCGCTCTGATCGATCTCAACATTCGGCGTCTGGCGTTGGCGATGGACGCTCCGCCCGAGGTCATCCTCGGTGCCAAGGGGCTCTCACATTTCGGCGCGTGGAGCGTTGAGGGCGAGTTCATCCGGCTTCAGATCGCGCCGCTGCTCAAGGCAGTTGCGGATGCGTTCTCGGTCGCGTACGAGGTTCCGTACACCTACGACACATCTCCGCTGACGGTTCGCCCCAACAAGGCGGTTGAGGCGCAGGCGCTCTTCGATCGTGGCGCTATCAACGCGTCTACGCTGCGTGCAGCATGTGGGTTCACCGAGGACGACGCGCCGGACGAGTCAGATCTGGAAGTGCGGGCGTTCGACCTGGCCGAGGCGAAGGTGGCCAAGTCCCCGAGCTTGATCCAGAATCCTGGCCTTCTCGCCGTGGTCGATCAATATCGCCTAGCGCTGGGCCTGCCCGCGAAGTTCCAGGACTACTACCCGGGCAAGGAAGAGGCTCCGCTCACGGGCTCTGCTGGCGGCGTCAACAACGGCCGCGGTGGCACCGATGGGGCTGGTCCCGAATCGAATCGGCCGGTCAGTGACGGATCCCCCGAGGGTGGCGCTGACGGAAATCCGCATCCGACACCTGGGACAGACTGATGTCGCTCGATCCTGTCACTATGTTCTGTTGGGCTATTCTTTACGTAATCATGTTCTTGGAGGAGACAAATGGCTAAGCGCTGGGCGGGGCCAATCGCCTTTGAGAACCAGGAAACCGGCGATGACCGGATGTTCGCACCCGGTGCGGTGAATTTCGACGCGCTTCCGGTCGTTCTGATGCGCTGCGACGAAGCGCTCGGTGCCCACGACGGCGCTGTGAAGGTCGGAACCATCGACACCGTCCAGCGCATGGACGACGGATCCCTCTACGCCACCGGAACCTTCTCCGACTCCGAGGAGGGCCGCGCTGCCGCCGATGAGTGCGCTCGCCGCATGCAGGAGGGTCTCGGCTATGGCGTTTCGGTCGATTTGGACGACGTCTCGATGGAATTGCGTGTCCGGAGCGAGGTTCTGGCCGGAATGCAAGGCCCGATGGACCCTGAGGACGAGCCGGTCGAGGAGTCGCCTGGTGCGGAGGACGAAGCGGGTCGCGTGACCGTCGCATCGTTCAATTCCGGCGATTTCATGACCGTCGTGACCGCTGCGCGCCTCCGCGGGGCCACCTTGGTTGATTTCCCGGCCTTTGCGGGCGCTGCGGTTGCGTTGGTGGCCGATGAGGCGTCCAGCGAAGAGTCGCCGGGCAATATTACTCAGCTTGCTGCCGAAAACGAGACCCTGGCGGCCGAGAACAGCGATTTGGCCGTCGAAACGGTCGAAAGCCCGGCTTTGAGCCTGGTTTCCAGCGGATATCCGGTCGCTCCGCCCGATTTCTGGTTCGAGAACCCTGCATTTGTTGCCGAAACCCCCCTCGTAATCACCGATGAGGGCCGAATTTACGGCCACGCAGCGCCCTGGGGAACCTTCCACGTCGGCTTTGCCGGGCAGCGAATTCAGGCCCCGAGGACCGCTACGGGCTACGCATACTTCCGTACCGGCTATATCCGTACCGAAAGTGGTACTGATGTGCCCATCGGCAAGATCACCATGGGTACCGGTCACGCCGAAGGCGACCTCGGCTGGAACGACACGTTGTCTCACTACGACAACACCGGGACCGTGATCGCTGACGTCTCGTGCGGAGAGGACGCTTTCGGGATCTGGGTGGCCGGTGCTCTCCGTCCGGGCGTGACCGATGAGCAGGTTCGGGCGTTGCGGGCCGCTCCGCTGTCTGGTGACTGGCGCGAGATCGGCGGAAACCTCGAACTGGTGGCGCTTCTCGCGGTGAATACCCCCGGCTTCATGGTGCCCCGCATGTCGGCGCTGGTGGCTTCGGGCGAGGTTCGCTCCCTGGTGGCTTCGGCCGCGTACGGCGCTCCCGAGGGCGAGGACACCGTCGAGCTGACCCGTGAAGAGAAGCTCGCGATCAAGGAAATGGTCGCCAAGCGTCCGCCCACGCTGCCCGAGTCCCTCGGCGTTTCCGACGACACGGACCTCTCGACCGATACCGCTCCGGAGCAGGATCTTCTCGCCAGCCGGGAAGCTCGCGCCGCTGCGGCAACCCGCCTCGCTCGGGCTGAGCAGGCCAAGATCCGCGCGATGCGCAATTCAGGAATGAGGTTCTAGCCGTGAGTTGTGGCGCTTGCGCCAAGAAAGCTGCTGCGCGTGCTGCTGCCCGGCAGGCGCAGGGTAAGTCGACTGGATCTTGGTCGGTGACCATGCCGAACGGAAATCGCGAGTTCTTCGACAACAAGCTCGCGGCCATGGCGTGGAACATCGAGCAAGGATCGGGCGGAATGATCAGGCAGGTGCCGTGAGCGATCGGGTCTGTACGTTCTGCTTTGAGGCGAAGCCGGTGTCCGATTTTTACAAGAAGATCGGCTCCAGGGATGGTATTTCTCGGCGCTGCAAGAGGTGCCACATGGCCAGGTCCAGGGAGTGGGCCAAAACCCACAAGCTCAAGATTCATGGACCGTACTTGCCTGACGACATGAAGCAGTGCGTCCGCTGTCGGAAGATTTTGCCGCTAGATGATTTTTGGGTCGAAAACGGGTCGCCAAAGGGTCGGAACTCCAGGTGCAAGCCGTGCGGGACGGCGGGACGGCGTAAGCGGGCTTATGGCATTACGCCGGACCGGTGGGAGGCGCGGCTGGAGGCGCAAAACTACGGATGCTGGGTCTGTGGGGCCGAAGAGTCTCCCGGAGGAAAAGCTCTTAGTGCTGACCACGACCACGTCACGGGAGAGTTCAGGGGCATCCTCTGCTCGCCCTGTAACACGTCCCTTGGGTTACTCCAGGAGTCCCCGGAGCGGATCCTTGGACTGCACCTGTACATCAAGCTGCATGCATCTAGTAGCCTCATCCGCCAGGTCAACTAAAGGTAAAAAGAGCAACCTGCTAGTCTATTGTTCGAGTCAAGTCAACTCATTCTTAGAGGGAGTGCGAATGCGCGCCACCAATGGCCGCCTCGTCAAGGTGGCGACGTGTTTCGAGGACCAGGCTCCGAGCCTGGCAGACCTCAACGACGACGATCTTCTCGCTCGTCGTACCGAGCTTTCCGGTGAGATGGCGACCCTTTCCGCCATTGACACCGCCGACCTGACCGATGAGCAGGTTGACCGCATGGAGGAGATCGGCGCAAGCCTGACTGCCATCCGTGTCGAGTCCGCCCGTCGCGTCGTTGCTTCTGCGACCGCCCCGGAGGAGCCTGTTGCTCCCGAGGCTGCCCCTGAGGCTGCTGACGAGGAGGACGAAGAGGATGAGGTTGAGGTCGGTAGCCCGGCCACCACGCCTCAGCCCGAGGCTCTCGTTGCTGCTGCTCCGCGTGGCCCGGCTCCCGCCGCTCGCCGCTCCGGTCCGGTCAGCGAGCCCCCGGCGACCGCCAAGGCGAACCGGATGATCCCGTTCACTGCTGCCGCGGATGTTCCGGGCCACCCGGCTGGTGCCACCCTGGA